CATTAGACGAATTATGGAGGTGTGCCAAGGATTTGAAATCCCTTCATCAGTTGATGAAGTTTCTTGACGATCTTCCCGAATCGAAAATTCGAGAACGATTACGCCAGTCTTGTTTGGACCTTCTAAACGAGGTGGAGCCTCTCTTTCGACCAGATACCGATTCTGTGGGGTTACCACTAGTAGAACAGCAACAAGTCGATCAAAAACCACTCAATTCCAATCCAGAACATCGGATTGAAAACTCGCATGAAAGGGCGTTTGGAATTCCTGGACAGCCCGTAAACATCTTTGCTGATTGCATAAAGCGTATTTAAATCCTTCAAAGTGACGGATCACCTTATGTATTCTGTTCGAATCTCATATAAGTAGGAGCACCATTTATGGGTACCCGTTTTAAAAACCTTAGACAGAGATCCGATTACATTTCTCTCCTTAAACTTCCAACAGAGGTAACAACTCCGATCCTAGCTTTGATTGATCGCTGGGAGAAGAGTTGCGGTCCTGAATGGACTTGCGCACGGTTGAAATCTATTAAAACAGATTTCATTAGATCGTGTGCTGGTTTAAAGATGGTCGCACCTTGGGTTAGTCGTGACAACTTACACAACAATTTCTGTGGTCCTTTCAAAGGGTTAACCACCCTAATGAAGAGTAGGAAGGGAGTCTTTAAAAATATCTTAAGATTCCTTAATTACTACACCACATATGTTGCGTCGGATCTGACACCTAAACAAGAGGAAAAATTCCTCAAGGGTGTTCAGGCTCCTACCGTTGCCTTAGATTTACCTAGATACAACAAGATGTTCAGAATAGCGTTAAACAAATTAGGTATCAACAGATCCTACCTTCCCTTACCTAAACCTCTAGTACTGAGAACTATCTCCGAAACTCGGAGGGAGCCTCATGCTAATGGTAAAAGTTATTTTGAGGGAATAGCCAGTATTGAGTGTGGTTTATCTTACACTCGTTGTACTAGGCTTGGTTGGGATTTTCGTGCTACTTATAAAGAGATCTTTGATGCCGTTGAGGAAGGTTTAATCCTTGACGACTCACGAGATGCTGATGTGGTCGATTACCCAAATTCTGTTGGGAAAATCGGTTTTATTCAGGAACCCGGGTATAAACTTCGGGCTGTGGCGAACCCTGGTAGGGTTTACCAACAAGCTCTTAGCCCACTCGGGGATTATCTCTTTGATCTTCTTAAAAAGTTACCTTGGGATTGTACTCATAACCAAACAAAAGGTCATGAGTCCATACAGGAGGCTCTAAGACAGAACAAAACAGTTTTTAGCATTGATTTAAGAGGTGCAACGGATTATTTCCCGCTGTCCCTCCAAATCTTGCTTCTGGAACAGATTACCGTTCCTGGACAGAAGTATGTCCGATTGTTTGAGTCCTTGTCTAAAGCCCCATGGAGGTATAAAGATACATTTATAAGATGGAATAAGGGGCAACCCTTAGGTTTGTATCCATCTTTTGCATCTTTTGCCTTTACCCATGGTATGATCCTTTATTGTTTAAATCATTATCACCATGGGAATGATTTCTTTATCCTAGGTGATGATGTGGTGATCTTGAACAGCTTTCTTGCTGATCGCTACAGAAAGTTTTTAGTCGAGATAGATTCCCCTGTTTCAGAGGAAAAATGTCTTGATTCAAACTCAATGTGCGAGTTCGCTGGGGAAGTTATCACTTCGATGGGTTCTTATAAATCTCCTAAATGGAGACTACCATCGGATGATTCGTTCATAGATTTCGTTAAAAATCTTGGCCCAAAAGCTAAGTTCATGCTCCGGAAAAGACAACGGAAAGTGATTGAGCGTATCGAGTATATACCCACCTTTTTTGGTGGACTCGGATTTAATCCTAAGGGTTTACCCCTTTCGGAACGCATATATCTCTATCTAAAGGATTTTCCAGATACGTCAATGTCGTATGTAATGGGTTACAACAGGTTACTAAACCACCATCATTACTATGATGGTAGTAAGTTCCCTTGTTATCGACGATGTTCTGTCGAGAACACTGTTTCCGACCAGGAAACAGAAAACCTAATATTGCGATATATACCCACTATGGTTAAGTGGTATCATATCTTAGGTATGAATTTATATGATGTAAACCCTCACCTGAATCTCACGATTGAAGGAAGGGTTGGCCATGTATCCCGTTTGGAATCCATGGAGAGAAAGTTTTTCTGATCTCCGAGCCCCCCTCCGGGGGGGCTCC